AGATTTTTGTGAAAATCGGGGCTGGAAATTTGAAATACTTACCGAAAAAGAACTAGGATTAGATAAATAAACAATGGCTACACCATTCCAAGCACTCAGGGTAGACGATGCCAGCAAGCGCAAGAGCATGCAATGGTATCAGCAACAGATTAAAAATCTGCAGGATCTACAAAATAAAACAGCTCGGGCCATACGCCAGGGTGATCCTAGCATAGTGCCCGGTGGATTGTATCTGTTTAGATATGACCCTAAACACAAGGATACATTGCCCTATTATGATACCATGCCCTTGGTGCTGCCCTTTGCCTGGGCGCCAGGAGGATTTTTAGGTATTAATTTACATTATTTACCCTATGGCATGCGATTTAAGCTCATGAGTGCGTTACTAGAACTGGTCACTGATGTTACTGACCCTAAAAGCCGAGCTCGAGTAAGCTGGCAAATTTTAAACAATGCCAGTAGATATCCTGGTGTTGGAGCCTGTGTCAAACACTATCTGGGGACACAGATTCGCAGTAAATTTTTAAACATACCCAATGATCAATGGGTGGCTGCAAGCATGATGCCGTTAGAACAATTCAAAGGCTCTAGCAAAGAACATGTATTTGCACAAAGTAGGAGCATGGCCTAATGGCTAACGAAATAGACGTAAGCACCAAGACTAAACGCGTAAGTGGTGCAGCTAGTTTTACCCTTAATAACTTTCTAGCCGAAGTTAGACAATCTGGTCTGGCCAGACCCACCCGATTTGAAATTCTCATACAACCACCAACTGCTTTAACTGGGGCTCAGCAGGTTAGTTTATTGGCTGATGCAACATTCTTACCTGGCCGCAGAGTCATAACTGGTCGCCAGCAATTATTTGGGCCACCTGAATATTTTCCTGTGGGTGTAGATTACGGTGGCGATAATCTAAGCATAACATTTCTCGTAGACAGAGAAATGAATACAAAATTATTTTTTGATGGTTGGTTGGATACAATTTCCACTCCAACGCAAAGTCAAAACCCAGCCTGGTTTACTACTAATTATAGATCTAACTACATAGGCAGTATTATCATAAATCAACTGGATGAAAGCGATACAGTTGTGTATAGTGTTACGGTCTATGATGCATTTCCCATAGCTGTCAATCCCATGCAGGTAGATAATAATTTAACCAATACTGTGCATAAGTTAAATGTAACTTTTAACTACAGATACTGGGATTTAAACACCATAGCACCCAATACCAAAGCCAATAGTTCTATCTGGAATGATATATTTGGTATATTTGGAAAATCATCAACAAATCCAGCTATACCAACTTTGCCAGTACGTGATACCAATACCAATCAGAGTCAATTTGCTCTGACGCCACAGCAACAGGCTCAGAACATATTACAACCAGGTACAAGTAAACCTGGTGGTGAGTACTTTTTAATTAAATAATAGTAGGAGTAAATTATGTCTTTGCCTCGCATTGATGTGCCGTCGTATACCTGTACTTTGCCCAGCTCGGGTCAGCAATTACAGTATAGACCTTTTTTAGTAAAAGAACAAAAACAGTTGCTTATAGCCCTGGGTGGTGATGAACATCAGCAAATGCAGACAGTAAAAAATGTTGTTGCTGTTTGTTTTGCCGATAATGATTTAAATGTTGAACAGTTATCAGCCTATGACATAGAATATTTGTTTATGCAGCTTAGAATTCGCAGCGTCGGTGAAACTGTTGATTTAGTGCTAACCTGTGCAGAGTGTGGTAATAAACAGGATTCGGTTTTAGATTTGCAGACTGTTAAGGTTAATAAACCCAAGAATCACGTACATGATCTGGAGTTAGCACAGGATTTAGTAATAAAACTGCGAGATCCTAACATGCACGAGGTAGCAGCTATTAAACAGGCTACTACTGTAGATGATATTATTGTAATTATAGCTAGTTGTATTACAGGTATTTGGAAAAATGATGAATTATTTGATGTCAGAGATTATAGTCTACAACAATTGGTTGAGTTTGTAGAAAATCTTAGTCCTGCACACTTGGAAAAATTTAATGAATTTTTTAAAACATTGCCTAGCCTTACACATACATTGGATTATACCTGTACAAAATGTGAAGCTAACAATACCGCAGTCCTGGAGGGACTGCAGAGTTTTTTCGTCTGATTCTTTCACACGAGACACTCATGAACTATTATCAGACCAATTTTAGTCTCATGCAGTTTCATCAATATAGTCTAACCGAGTTAGACAATATGTTACCGTGGGAAAGAGAAATTTATGTTATGCTTTTGGTCAATTATTTAAAAGAAGAAAATTTAAAACTTCAACAACAGAAAGCACAAGGAACGTAAAAATGGCAGAACATAAAAAAGGTGTAAGTGATAACGCTTACCAGCATTTACAAGAAGCAGATACCAATGGTGATGGCTATGTAAGTAGTGAAGAGTTAAAAATGTATCTAGAGTTTAAACGAAGAGAACTAGAGGATCAAGACGCACAACGTGATGCTATGCGTAAAATGACCTGGTTTGCTCTCTGGGGCATGTTGCTGTATCCAGTAACAATTACATTTACATCTTGGTTAGATGTAGATGACGCAGCCACCATCATAGGTAACATTGCTCCTACATACTTTGTAGCTATTTCAGCTTTGGTTGCAGCTTTCTTTGGAGCCAATGCCTATTCAGCATCAAAAAAGTCTGAAGTGGCACAGCCCATGATGCCGGTGCCACCACGTAGATCGGCTCCGGCTCCTAAAGTGGACCCAGAAGATGAGCCAACACCTAATCCGAGATATGCTGAATAATGGCACAGGATCCGGCACAAAAGAACTATGAGGACCTAACCAGTCCTCGTTTAAAATCCAATAAAGTTGGACTAGGCACTCTACACAAGGATTTACAGGACATACGACAAGAGTTACAGGGCAATGATTCACTGAATACAGGACCAGTGAATCCATTGTTAAATCTTGTGCCGGCTAATCAGGAACTGCCCCGGGACGCAGAAAAACCCGGCATCTTGGAACAGTTAAAAGCTAGTGCCATCATGGGTATTAAAGAAGCTCTAGGTGTTGATACTACTGAAGAGGAACGTCTACAAACTACTCCTGAATTAAAAAATCAACGCATCTATGATGAATTTATACAACAGGTAAAACAGCAACAAGATCTATTATTAGATGCCACCAAAGAACAAACTGATATTTTTAAAAAACTTGAAGATACAATATTACAATTAAAAACTGCCAATAAAGAAGACAGCACTAAACTACGCAAAAGCATAGATAATCTAGCCAAGCAACTTAAAGCAACTCCAGAAACATCAGCCAAGCAAAAGATTGCTCGTCTTATACCTGAACAACAAATTCGCAGTCAAACTGCAAAAACTGAAACACGTATTAAATCCCCAGTAGTATCTACTCGCAGTTCAGCTGTGCCAGCCCTATTAATGGCACCACCAGTAGCCAGCAATTCGCCTCTGTATGAAGATGCCGGTCTAATCAGTAGCGAAAGCGAAGGTGATAAAGTTCAGACTGGTGAACGAGACATGGACATGGCTACCATATTAGGATTCCTAGGCAACATGATGTCTGGTGGTGATGGTGGTGGTATACTACCAATAGGTCCCATGGGCAATAAACCAGGGAAAACTCCTGGTAAAACAACTCCTAGGGGTGCTAAAACCTCTGCGCCCAAACCACCAGTTAGAAATGTTACTGATAAACGCGGTGTTACCAGACAAATCGGTCCCAGTGGTCAGTTTTTACCCAAGGGATCTGCTGCTGCTCAATCACCTACTCTAAACATGCCTAAGCTAAGCACTGGAAAAGTTGGTGGTGGTGTCATGGCCGCAGCCAGTTTGTTTAGTATACCCACTCTTTGGCGCTATGCCCGAAGTGATGATACTTTTAAGGAAAGTATGAATGTCAGTGGAGATATTCCATTAAAAGAAACCTATGGTGACATGTGGAACGTAACCAAGGCAGCAGTAACTGGTTCCGACATACCAGCCTATAAGGACCCATTAAAAACAACAGCACCGGCGCCAGCTACAGCTAAACCTGACAATCAGATACTACAACAAAGCATGCAAAACAAAGATTTAATTCAGCAGTCTCAGTCTCAACCAGCTGCACCTGTTATCATCAACAATCAACAGACCGTGGGCAACAATACACCACCGGCCTACATAGCACCCAGCCTAGAAGTACGACCCAAGGAAAGTGCCCTGGATCGTTACATTAATCGTCAGACAGTTTATTAGTACAAAAAAAGAGGAGCGTTTTAAGCTCCTCTCAAAACTTCCTTCTTTAAGGGAAGTTTTATTCGTCAGCTGCTAGATTAGCAAAATAACTAATTGAATCATCTTCATCATCTGGACCGGCCGCACTAGGTGCTGCTGGTGCTGCAGCTGCTGGTTTAGTTGCCACTGGTGCATCTAAATCAACTGCCTCGGCATGACGCACTGCTGCTGGAACACCACTG